CGGCATAATGAAAACCGGTTCGAGGTTCAAGGTTCAAGATTCAAGGTTAAGATCGGAAAGGAAAACGCAATGAAGATTACAGAGCGATTGATCGGGGCGTTTTTTGGAGATCTCATCGAGGCGAAGGTGACTGAACGTCTCAAGGCGGCGAGCGTCCTCGACGCTCCAACAGAGGCCGGATGGCGCAAACTCACCGGCAACCCCGACAGGAACCTGCTTCCCACAACCCAGGACCGCATGATCGAGATCGCGTACTGGCTCTACGAGACAAATCCGCTCGCGCGGTGGTATGTGGATATTACCGTCGCCTTTATCCTCGGTGAGGGTTTGCCCTATGAAGCGGAGGATGACGACGTGAAGGACGCCCTCGATGATTTCTGGTTTGACCCCATCAACCGCATGGACCTCTATTTTCCGAAGCATTGTCGAGAGCTTCACATATATGGAGAGTTGTGTCTGCCCGTGTTCACCGCTCAAAACACAGGAAAAGTCCGGCTCGGCTTCATCGACCCGGCCCAGATCGCCGAGGTCTACACGGACCCGGAAAACATAAAAATGGTTATCGGCGTCGCTATCAAAGGCTCAACGGGCACCAATGATACGCGGAAACTCGTGACGATCCTTCCGAAGGACGCCGAGTACGTTCTTTCACGCGGGGCGCGGGTTGCGCGCGACACGATGACGGACGGCGAGTGTTTCTTCTACGCGATCAACAACGTCACCAATTCTCCGCGTGGACGCAGCGACTACCTGCCCATCGCGGACTGGTTGGACGCATACGAACAGTTCCTCTTCGACTACGCGGACAAATGGCCGCAACTTAACGCCTTTGTCTGGGACATGCTCGTCACCGGGGGAACGGACAAGGAGATCAGGGAACAACTCGCCAATTTCTCGAAAAAATCGGGGAGTGTTTTCGGACACAATGATAAGGTGACGCTGACAGCCGTGACGCCTGACCTCAAGGCCCTTGAGGCTGAAAAAGGGGCGCGGCTTTTCAGGAACCACATCCTCGGACGAAAGGGCTTCCCTGAGCACTGGTACGGCGGCGGCGGTGAAGTGAACCTTGCCACAGCCGGGGAGATGGGCACGCCCACATACAAGATGCTCTCTCTCGATCAGAAAGAGATCAAATATATCCTCGAGGATATATTCACGGTCGTCATTGATCGCAGACGGCAGGCAAATACGCTGAGGATCACCGACAAAGAGGCGCTGCGGTTCACGGTATCCACTCCGGAACTGATATCGAAAGACATCACGAAGAACTCCTCGGCAATCACACAGGTTGCCGCTGCGCTCACAACGGCGGAAACGCAGGGGTGGATAGATAAGGAAGCGGCACGGAAAGTGTTCGGCTTCATCGTCGGCATGCTCGGAATCGAGATCGACCTGGATGAGGCCAGGGATAATCTCAATACACAAAAAGAGGAAAAAGGGTATGAGGATTATGTCGCCCCCAAATCCCAAAAAACGGAAAAAGGATACGGAGAATGAGTTTTTACAGTTCATCCTCAAATTTGCGCCACAATGAATTTGAAGCCAAAAGAAGGGCAATTGGTCGGGGAAAGTTTTTGACATATGTCAAAACCATGTCAAAATCGATTACAGAGGGGATTCTGACCTTATCACGGGAGGCATTTTCCGCGTGATCGGCGTTACCTCCGAAATAAAGCGACTTTTGAAGGAAAAAGACCGGGCAATTATCACTGGAGAAAAGGCCATGCTCGGCATCATGGAAAACCTCCATAAACAGATTGTGTCGGAATTGGGCATCGCGTCACTCACGCCCTGGGAGACATACCATCTGAAAACCGTGCTCAACAACATCGAAAATATCATGTCGCAATCGCAGGATACAGCGAAGAAGAAATTGACAGATCTGCTTGACACAACATATTTCCAGGGAACTGATTTCGTAAATGACATCCTCAGGGCAGGCGAACTTTCCGTCGGCGTCTTCCGGATAGGACGCGGCTCCATCGACGCGCTCACGGATTATTCAAGCTCATATCTGGAAAAACTTTATGGCGACGCGTGGCACGGGATAAAAGCTGAAATCACACTCGGTATCCTGGGCGTAAAATCGCCGCGGGAAGTGGCAGCCGCGATCGGCACGACCATCTCATCGGGCCGGTTCGGCGATTACGCGATCCGGGCCAAAACAATTACCCGTACCGAAATGGGACGAATATTCTCCGAAGCAGCGCAACACCGTATGGAGGAAGCGGCAGGGCATGTTGAAGGTCTCGAAAAACAGTGGGTCCACGCGGGAAGCCCGCGAGAACCGAGACCATCTCATGTCGTCGCTCACGGGCAACACGTGCCGGTCAATAATCCGTTTATCGTCGGCGCTTACAAAATGATGTTTCCCCGTGATCCAAAGGCTCCCGTGAGCGAAATAATCCATTGCGGGTGTGATCACGCGCCTTATCACGAGAAGTGGGAAAATGAGCTTCCGGCGGCAAATCTCGCGCCATACGGAGAAACTAAAACCGAGGCGATGACGAATTTTGTGACGCAATCACTCAAACATCAGGAGTTCAGGGATTTCTACGCGGGAAAACGTGGAGGAAATTTTCCTGTCGCCTTCCTCGATGATTCTTTCCGGAAGGAGATAGGGGCATCCTCGGATATCGTCTATATGGGTGAATGGACCATGAAAAAGCAGCGCGGCAAGATCACCGGAAACGCGGGTCATCCCGAACTGTCGATTGATGAATACCGAAAGCTGCCGAGAATCGTATCTCCACAGGCACAGGTAATCATCAAGGATAGCAATACGACAATGGTATTTGTCGGACTCGATGGACGGTATTATCACGCCGCGATAAAGGCGACCGAAAGCGGTAAAGGTCTTTTCCTCCAATCCTTCAGACGTGTTGATGACGTTGGACGGGAGGTGGCCAGGTTAACACGGAAAAAGGGGATAAAGGTAATTAAAAATGAATTATAAAAAGTTCCGGGTGGGGCCTCCCATTGAACCCCACATAGCGGTTCACCCTATTACAGGCGACCTACGGCCGGGAGAATATCACCGTGTCACCGGAACTTCAATACATAGTGTAGCACAGATACGACGGTTGTCAAGCCGGTAAAACGAATAAAAAAGGAGGCATGATTATGGCCAGGGTAGAACTGAAACACCTCGAAGGGCTGACCTTCAGGACATCGGAGAAGAAAGAAGTTACGGAGGACGGGCAGAAAAAAACACGCTATATACCGATTGAGAGACCACTCGCTGTCGACGACCTGTTATCAGAGAGAGACGACGGGGACACATTCCACATCGTGACGAAAGACGGCAGAAAGTACGATGTGCCGAAAGTTCCGGCGAAGGCCGCGAAGGACGAGAGTAATGGAAAGGGCAAATAGCACTCTTATGAGGCTTCTGGCAACCGGAACAGGAAACGATCACCGGGACGAAGACTTACGCGCCGCCATGAGTTTCGCTGAGATCAGACGCGCCCTCTGTGACGCTTTTACGGCTGCGTTTCCCGGATCGCGTGGTGACATCGTCGACATCTATGCCGATCACGTCATTATATCCGACAGCTCCGGCGCGCTCTACGAGGTGCCGTATACCATCGATGAACAGGGCAAGGTCTCGACAGGTGACATGACGAAAGTCCGCAAACAGGTCGATTATGTGGCAATCCAGTCGGCGTCGAGGCTCACCTCCGCCGCTGATGACTTAAAATCTCCCGACTACGGGTATAAGTGGCGCGTCCAGATCATCGAGGCGGGGCCGGACAAACAGGGTAACGCCAATTACAGCCTCGATGTCCTCAAGGCGGCTGTGCCTGTCTATGAAGGCTCCCGGGTATTCGCCCTTTCGCAGGGACAGCACGACAACCCGCGTAACCCCTACGGCAAGTCTGTACGTGACCTCGTTGGATGGCTCTCCGATGTGGCGCCCAATGCCACAGGACTGGAGGGCACACTCAATATTCTGAAATCTGCAGCCTGGCTGAGGGACATGATCACCGACGCGTGGAACAGGGGCAAGAAGGATATCGTGGGACTTTCGCATGATGTCATGGCAAAGGTGTCACCGGTCAGGGGCGCGGGACCGAGACAGGTGGAAAAGATCATCAAGGTTGATTCTGTTGATGTAGTGTATGACCCCATCGCTGGGGGAAAATTCTTGAGAATGGCCGCAGCCTCACCCGCGAGCGGGTGCCTTGCAGGCCAAAAGGAGGCAACAATGCT